ACGATGGATAATGCGTTCGGCGGTCTGACAGCAAACATCATGCTTGTAATGCTCAATGAGTGGAAGAGAGAGCAGGAAGGAGAGACAGAATGAACGCAGACGGAACATTGGACAGAGACCAGATGAAGAAAGTAGGGAAGCTCAATACTTATCTGCGTGATACATGCGGAGTACCGATGAAGGACAGCTTCCGAATCGCAATGATTATCGTTCAGAATTGGGAAGCTATTAAAAATACCATTGATGGAGAAGGGGAAAACGATGATTAGAAAATGTGATGTCGGTAAGACTTTGTTTTATGCGATGTATAACTTCAGAGAGCTTCCGGGGTTCCGGTACAGCGTCGGGAAGCTGACAATCACAGATGTGCAGTTTGACGGCACGTTCCAGGCAGCGGAACACGATCTTCTTATCCCTCAGGATTTTGTTAATGCAGACAGGATGTTCTGGCGGAGCTGGGAGTGCGAAAGGTACTGCCGGCGCAGGAACGCGCAGGAGTTCAGAAAGGGAGTGAAGCATGCACGATTCAAAAGAGCTTCTTGAAGAGCTGAGGCAGCGGGGATATGAAGCACGGCCGGATGAGACGGGCGTTGTCACTGTATTAGTGGACCCGGAAAAAGAAAGCGCAGAAGAGGTAAGCCGCATTATCAAGGATGTGCTCGGGTGGACGCGGAGCTACGGAATCAAATACAAGTCACGTCCTCCGGAATGGGACATGGAACCCAAAGCGCCGGCGAGAGATGAGCGCGCTACGAAAACGAAGCGGCGGAAGAATGAGACGCGCGCGGCAGCGGTCGACGCTGATCAGCTGCCTGGGCAAATGGATATATTTGATTTTCTGAAGAGGCGAACATGAAGATTATTCCGACAGAAAATATAATTGAACTGCTGACAACGAATTACAACATCAAGGGAGTTGTCGGAGCAGATGATTGGGAGCACGCGAGACCTGTAACAATCCAGCAATTCCTTAGAGATATATTCGATCATTGCGGCGGAGTTGTCTGGATGGCAGATATTCCGGAAGATGATATTTACATTACAAAGAATATTTTCGTTCCTAAGGAGAAAGACCATGAAGAATGTGAGAAAGAAGACGGAAGCACAGAGACCTGCGATGTCGAGGAATGTGGACCAGCTCCGGAAGACAATCAAGATATCGTACAGGAAGCCGCGGATCCTGACGAGGCCGCCGATGAGAAAGCAGCCGTGCAGATTCCCGACGATATAATATTGGCCACTCCGTGGACGGGGATAAAGAAATCAAAAGACTATCATCCGTTCGGGAGATGGGAAGAGTACATGGGAAAAGCGCTCAGCAATCTGGAATGTCAGAAGATTGCGGAAGAAATGACGCGTGAAGGATACCCTGCCTCTAAGATATCGATGGTTATACGCAAATCCGCACAGACCGTCATAAACTGGAGAAAAAAGTACGGATGGGGAAAACCCGAAGGAGATGAATAATGAACCGCGAAGGATATAAGGATCCTACGGCAGAGCAGGCCATACGGAACGTCGCAAGACGTGAGACGAGATATCTGCCTAAAGAGCTTAACAAGCTGATCGCGGAAACAAGCGGCAGATTCAATGAGCTGGGCTATGAGCTCATGACCGTAAGGACAACAGACATTAACAGCGAAGCAAGATACAGGTGGGACAGATGGGATTGAAACAGAATAATCCGTGCAAGAGTGGTTGCGATTATTATGACGGATTCGGCTGCACGCGCAGCCCGATTGAAGGAAGCGGTCTAGATCTGACGTTGCGAGAATACCAGAAACTCGCGGCGCGGACCATACGCGACGACATAACGAAAGAAGACACGATCAATCACGCGCTCAGCGGAATGGTGTCAGAGCTCGGCGAATTGTTCGCGCTCTACCAGAAGAAATACCAGGGGCATGTATTCGACGAGGAGCATGCTGCAATAGAACTTGGTGATCTTCTTTGGTTTATTTCAGAGTATTGCAGTGCAATGCACTGGAACCTGGGAGATATTGCACTGATCAACATCAATAAGCTCCGCGCAAGATATCCGGAAGGATTCGACGCGGAGCACAGCCTGCACCGGGCGAAGGGTGATGTTTAAAAGTTAATGAGCTTATTCCTAAGCTTAATGCCAATAACATGCTTGCCGGCCGCTCGCAACTCTCACGCATTAGGGCGGCCGGAGAAAGGAGGAGTAATTGTTTAACGAAGTATATAGCCTGATCATTATTGCTCTGGCGGTCGCTTTAGCGGCGATGTTCTTTAAATACGCGGATATCTTGAAGGAGCTTGATTATGCGGAGGCAACGAAAGCGATAGTTGCCGAGCGCCTGAACGATGAGATACTCAGGCTCACGAAGAGATTGAAGGAATCCGATGAAAGCCAGTGGTGCCGCGCTGATGAGCTGACACCGAGAGCAGAGGAAGAGGTCATTGTTCTGTGCGAAGATCCTTCGGTAATGGCTGATAATAAACTGGGACGGTACACATGCCGGGCAGTATACGAAGACGGAAGCGTACCGGTATCTAAGTCAATGTTTTCATGGGATGACTGGGAATTAGACGGGGACCTGTCTCCGGCCGGATGGTTCGCTTACAACCGCGAGATAGAGGAGATATCATACATCGATAACAGAGTGATAGCCTGGCGTCCTGTACCGAATCCGCCTGAAACATTATGATCGTGTCGGGATGTCTGTATGGTATAATGAGTATCATGCAGACCGACACATAACAACGGGGAGATAACAGCGTGGACAAGAAGGCTATTAAAAATTACTGCACGCTGAGGCGGGAGCTCGAGCAGGTGATCTCGAGGATCCAGCGGCTTGATAGAGAAATAGAATCAATGGAAAGCGGAGCGGTTGCAGCGGATGTGGTGACCAAAGGAAAGAGAGGCGGCAAGCCACTCGGCACGGTAACGATTACCGGATTCCCTGACAAGAGATACCAGGAACTGAAGCGCCAGCGTATTAACTCGAAGATACTCAACGAGGCATTAGCGGAACGGATACGTAAACAGATGTATGAGGTGGAGGAATTCATCTGTAATATTGAGGACAGCGAGATGCGTCAAATACTTCGTGAACTGTGTACTCCTATCCGTTGCCCGACATGGCAGCAGCTTGCCAACAGACTGAACAGACGAGGCGGGATGTACACAGGCGAGTCGGTCCGGAAGAAGGTAGAAAGATTCTTAGATTCGTAATCTTGTCCGTCCGTGTCCGCATGGTCTGCAGTAATATGATACTGTGTTCGAATCCGCTCAGGCGGATCCTTTCCGTGAGAGAAGCAGATCAAACGATCTGCTTCTTTTGCTTGATAGTATTTATTATGCAGTATGAATCAAATCCTTTTTATTTAACGACTAAATGGAAACGCAAGCGCAAGGCAATCCTTAAGCGTGACAAGTATCAGTGCCAGGACTGCAAGAGATACGGACGGATGCGAGAGGCTACAGAAGTCCATCACATCAAACATCTGGACGAGTATCCGGAGCTTGCTTACGATAATGACAACTTAGTTAGTCTTTGCCATGCGTGTCACAACGCACGGCATCCGGAGAAGGGGCGGACGGCGCGGAAGAAATACGAAAAGGTAAGCGATCGCGGGGCTGGCACTCGAAAAATCGCGAAAAATTTTGATTGAGAAATGCCGCAGACCCCGCCCCCATCCGAACGCGTATTCGGGGCTCGGCCTGCTGGGCTGGGTGAATGTTTCCAACTCTGACAAGATTTAGGGAAAAGGGGGTAAGCCCGTGGAGGCAAAAAAGTGGAAAAACAAAATATCGAAATACCTCCGGCAGGTGAACATTGACCCGAAGCAGTATGACTCGCTTGTCCGGACTTTGTCGGATATCCTTGAGCAGCGGGACGTCTGTTTTGAGCAGTACGTTGAGGACGGAGCTGTCCCGGTCATTGAATACACCAACAAAATCGGCGCCACAAACACGGTCAAAAATCCCAAGCTTGTCATGTGGATGGATCTTAACACACAGGCGCTTGCGTACTGGAAAGAGCTCGGGTTAACACCCGCGGCCTATAAGAAGATGACCGGCGGAAAGCAGGGAGAAGAGAAAGGCAGCGCCCTGGTGGAAGCGCTGAAGGCGATTGAAGCAAGTTAATGGTAAGCACTGGAAGGTAGCACTTGACTATGCGGAAGGCATCAGGTCAGGCCGGATCAACGCAAACATCGAAAGAAAGCAGTGTGTCGAACGGTTTTTCAGAGACCTGGAAAATCCGGATTATGAGATCAGACCAAAAGGACCTGAGTTTGTAATTAACATCATAGAGCGGACACTGTGCCACCAACAGGGTGAGGCTCTGGACGGCACTCCGATGCGCGGAAAACCGTTCTTGCTACAGCCTTTTCACATTTTCATAGTCTATAACCTTCTCGGATTCTTTCATAACGGTACGGAAATCGTGCGCTTCCATGAAGCGCTTATTTTTATACCTCGAAAAAATGTAAAAACATCGTTCGCCGCGGCGCTCGCCTGGGCGCTGTCCCTCTGGTATCGCCGATCCGGAGCGAAGACATACGTATCCTCCGCGGCCCTCATGCAGAGCTTGGAAACGTTCAATTTCCTCGTCTACAATGTCAAGCACATGAAAGAGGACGACAAAGACGGCGGACATGTCCATATTATAGACAACAATAATGAGCACTCCATGGAAGCGACGCTTCCGGATGGCTCTTTTTTTATACGCGCACTCGCAGCGAATCCGGATACGCAGGATTCACTTAACTGCAATATTGCAATCTGTGACGAGATCCACGCGTTCAAATCTCCGAAGCAGTACAACCTGTTCAAAGAGGCGATGAAAGCCTACACGAATAAACTCATGATCGGAATCTCGACAGCCGGCGACGATGCGAATGGATTCCTCGGCCAGAGATTGAAGTACTGCCGGAGCATTCTTGACGGAACAATCAAAGACGAACAGTATTTCGTATTCATTTGCTGTGCGAATCCGGACGAGAACGGAAATATAGACTACACGAATCCTGTCGTACACGAGCAGGCAAATCCGAGTTACGGCGTCACGATCAGGCCGCAGGAGATCCTTAACGACAGCTTGCAGGCCCAGAACGACCCGCAGCAGAGGAAGGACTTCTTTGCGAAGTCCCTGAACGTGTTCACAAACGCGATCAAAGCATATTTCAATATCGCAGAATTCAGAAGGTCGGACGCTGGGTATGATTGGACGCTTGAGGAGCTTGCCCGGCTGCCTATCAAGTGGTTCGGCGGAGCTGACCTATCTAAGATGCACGACCTGACAGCGGCCGTGCTCTACGGGGAGTATAAAGGCGTCAATATTATCATCCCTCATTGCTGGTTCCCTGTCGTGGCAGCACATGAGAAAGCGGAGAAAGACAATATCCCGCTGTTCGGCTGGCAAGACGACGGCTGGTTGACTATGTGCAACACGCCGACAACAGAATACTCCGATGTGGTCAAGTGGTTTATCGAGATGAAGCAGCGCGGCTTCAAGATCGCACAGGTCGGACATGACCGGAAATTCGGACGCGAATACATCCGATTAATGAAGAATGCAGGCTTCAAGGTCATAGACCAGCCTCAGTACTATTACGTGAAGTCTGAGGGATTCCGCCATATTGAGAAGATGGCGAAAGATGGGAAGCTGTATTACCTGCACGCCGAACCTTATGAGTACTGTGTTGAGAACGTCAGGGCCGTAGAGAAAACTGACGATATGATCATGTACGAGAAAATTCAGCAGACTTATCGAATCGATATTTTTGACGCCTCTGTCTTTGCATGCGTCAGATATTTAGAGAATGTTGACAAGAACGCCAAGACGGCGAACTGGTGGAAGGAGTGAACTAATGGCCAGAAAAAGAAAAAAGACTGTGCGGAGCGGCACGACTACGGCCGGATCCACCAGGGCGACAATCCTGCTTAGCGATCCGAAGGCCTATGACCTGCTCTGTCTGGACGGATACACGAAGCTTAGCAAGAATCCGGAAGTCGTGACCGCTGTCACGAGGATAGCTGACTTGGTATCGAGCATGACGATTCACCTCATGGCAAATACAGCCAACGGTGACACGCGGATCGTGAACGAATTGTCACGTAAAGTCGACATCAATCCGAACAGGTACATGACGCGGAAGACATTTATCTCCGCGGTCGTCAAAAATATGCTCCTCGGCGGTGATGGGAACAGCGTTGTCAGGGTCAGGACAAAAGGCGGTCTTATTGACGATCTGGAACCGATACAGCCGTACCGTGTGAGCTTCTATCCGGAAGGATACGGCTATTATGTGCTGATCGATGGCCGAAAGTACAAAGCTGACGACCTAATCCACTGTGTATGGATGCCGGACGATGAATATCCGTGGCTCGGCGACGGCGTCAGAGTGGTGATTAAAGATATCCTGGCTAATCTTACGCAGGCGCGGAAGACAGAGAATGCTTTCATGTCTTCAAAATACAAACCTCCGCTTGTTGTGAAGGTCGACGGTCTTGCGGATGATTTTTCGAGCAAGCAGGGACGGCAAAAGCTGATCGAGGAATATCTTGAAACAGCTGAAGACGGTCAGCCGTGGGTCATCCCCGCAGATCTGATCGATGTTAAGGAAATCAGACCGCTTTCACTGTCGGAGCTTGCCATTAATGACACGGTCGAAATCGATAAAAGAGCAGTTGCGGCGCTATTCGGTATTCCCGCTTTCCTTTTGGGCGTCGGGAAATACGACCAGAACGAATGGAACTCTTTTATAAATAACACGATTGGAACACTCTGCCGCGGAATTGAGCAGGAATTCACAAGAAAGCTCATCCTGTCGCCAAAATGGTACTTCCGATTCAACACCACATCGCTCATGGACTGGAATATCGAGCAGATCGCAGATGTTTACGGTGGCCTGTCCGATCGCGGCATCATCACCGGCAACGAAGTGCGTGACAAGCTCGGCATGAGTCCGCTGAAAGGCCTCGATAAACCGAGAATCTTAGAGAATTACATCCCGGTCGATAAGATTGGAAAGCAAAAAAAGCTTGTTCAGGGAGGTAAAGATGATGAATAGAGACATCAGGCAGGTCAGGACATGCATGTCTGACTTCAAAACAAGAAAAGACGGCGATACTCCCCATATTTCGGGATATTTCTCCGTTTTTAATAGCAACTATGAAATATTCAAGGGCTGCACTGAGTCCTTTGCTCCGGGCGCGTTCACCGAGGAATTGCATTCGGATGTAAGGGCCCTTGTAGACCATGATACGAGGATCGTCCTCGGAAGAACAATCGCCGACACACTCGAACTCCGCGAAGATAATCACGGGCTGTATGGTGATATAGCTGTCAATCCGAAAGACAGCGAGGCCATGAATTGTTGGGCAAGAGTTGAACGGGGAGATGTTTCGCAGTGTTCTATTGGCTTCAATATCTTAGACGAAGAACACGAAGAACGCGAGGACGGGACGCATCATTGGACAATCAAGAAAGTAAAGCTTTTTGAAGTTTCTGTTTGCACATTTCCCGCCTACGAAGAGACTGCAATATCTGCCAGAAAAGCAGACATTGCGGATATTGAAAAGCGTAAAGCCGATGTCTGGCGGGAAGAAAAAAGAAAGAAATTGAAGGAGGTAGCCCATGGCACTCAGGGTATTGATGCTTAGGAAGCGCATCGAGGACAAGCGCAGCGCGCTTGAGGAGCTGAAGAAGGTCGATTTCGCACAGCGCGAAGCAGAACTCGAGAAAGCTATCGAGGAAGCAAAGACCGACGAAGAGCGCTCCGTAGTCGATGAGGCTATTGAGAAGTTTGAAACAGAAAAGCGTGAGAACGCTGAGGCGGTCAGAGAGCTTGAGGGAGAAATTGAAAACCTCGAAAAAGAGCTCGGAGAAATTGAAGAGAACAATGAAACCACGCCGGCAGAACCGCAGGGTAATGCGGATCCGGAAGAGAAAGCAGAAGAAACAGAAGAAAGGAGCGGTTTCGCTATGTCTGAAATGACAAAGAGAGTCGGGCTTTACGCACTGACCGAAGAGAAAAGAAGCGCACTGATCAAGAGGGATGATGTCCAGACATTCCTTAAGCGTACACGCGAGTGCATCGAGTTCAAGAGAGCGCTGACCAATGTCGGCCTTACAATCCCGCAGGTTATGCTTCCGATGCTGAGACAGATCGTTGAGGCGAACAGTAAGCTGATCGGAAAGGTCACGCTCCGCAGAGTGACCGGCACGGCCCGTATGAACGTTATGGGAACAATCCCGGAAGGCGTATGGACAGAGATGTGTGCAACGCTGAACGAGCTTTCCCTTGGATTCAATAACACTGAGGTTGACGGTTACAAAGTCGGCGGATTCTTCGCGGTCTGCAACGCAGTGCTTGAGGATTCTGATCTTAATCTTGCAAATGAGCTTCTGACATGCCTTGGAATCGCGATCGCGAAAGCCCTGGACAAGGCTATTGTATACGGCACAGGCACAAAGATGCCGCTCGGTATCGTCACAAGACTCGCACAGACTTCTGCTCCGGCGAACTACGGCGCTACAGAAAGAACATGGGCAGACCTGCACAGCTCTCATGTACTGGCCGGCGCAGGTGCTTCCGGTATCGCACTGTTCCGCGAGCTTGCAGGCCGCAAGAAAGTGATCAAGAATGATTACTTCAACGGCGGAATCTTCTGGCTGATGAATCAGAACACGCACACCGATCTGCTCATCCAGTCTATGGACAAGAATATGAATGCAGCGATCGTGGCCGGCATCAATGACACTATGCCTGTAGTCGGCGGCGAGATCATCGAACTCGACTTTATCCCGGATGGCGACATCGTATTCGGTTACGGCGAGGCATATCTCCTTGTCGAGCGTGCCGGCACGAAGCTCGGACAGTCCGAGCATTACAGATTCATTGAGGATCAGACCGTATTTAAAGGCACTGCAAGATATGACGGCAAGCCGGTCATTGCTGAAGCTTTCGGCGTATGCTCTATCACAAGCTCCGCTCCGACAACGAGCGGCATCAGCTTCGCTCCGGATACGGCCAACACGGCAGCCGAGACGACCACAACAGAAGGTGAAGGCGGCAACGGCTGATAACTGACAGTAGGAGGCAGACATGACGGACACTGATCTTTTAACGATGCTCAGGGCGGACTTACAGAACCCGCCCGGGCTTCTGAATGACTATCTCGATTTTTTAATCAAGAGCGCAAAAGAGCAGATCGAAGAAAAGGGCATCACCCTCGATTCATCTGCCGTAAAAGACAGCCATCTGGTCGTTATGTATGCCTCTTGGTTATATCGTAAACGCAATACTAACGATGGGATGCCGCGCATGCTCCAATATGCGCTGCATTCCCGCCTCATCGATGAGAAGGGCGAGGTGAATAAGGCATGATGCTTGCAGACGGAACCCTCCGTATTTACTCGCTCGAGAATACAGCCGAACCGGGAGAAATGCCGCGGGAGATGCTGGTGGAGACAATCCCGGAAGATCTGTACTATTCGGACAGGGTTATCGGTGTTACAAGGCTCTATGCGGCCAAAGGAGCTGACCAGCAAATAAGCAAGCTGGTCCGCATTTGGGACGTACCTGTCGAAATCGGCAATTATGTTATTGTCGACGAGCGGGATCAGTACCGCATTGATGTGATTCAGCCAGGCCGTGACGAGGAAGGTCTGAAGATCGTGGACCTGACACTTGTAAGGGAGGAGAATCATTATGACGTCCTTACAGAATAGACTTAAAGCATTCGGGGCGAAACTCGCGGAGGTGACAGGGCCAAAAACCTATCATTATCACGCGCCGAATCGTCCGGAAGCTCCCTATACAGTCTGGGCGGAAGACGGCGAAGGCGATGGATCCTTTAGTGCAGATTCCTCAAAAGCCGAGCAGAACATACACATTTACGTCGATTACTTCACTCTCACGGAGTTTGATCAGGCTGTTGACGACATTCAGGATCGTCTTTGTGAGTCGTCAGAATGGCGGCTTAACGATGTCATGCATGAGGACGAAACAAATCTTATCCACTATGCATGGGAGGTGAATATCTGATGGCAAAGCTCTATATCAATCCGAACATAGACACATATATTGCAGACCTCACGAAGCTTTTCACCGACAGCGAGGAGATCTGCAAGCGTGCTGCTTATGAGGGTGCGCGGATTGTGGCGGACAAGTGCCGCTCAGGAATCGAAGGCATTCCGATACGGAATTTTGATAAAGAATCCGGAATGGTGAACGGAGTCACGGCCTCGCAGAAGGCCGGTCTTCTTGCCGGTCTCGGTATCGCGCATTTCCGGAACGACGGGGGCTTTATTAATGTAAAGATCGGTATGGACGGCTACAACTCCACAAGGACTAAGCAATTCCCGAACGGACAGCCGAACGCGCTTATCATCCGCGCACTCGAATCAGGAACTTCTTTCCGTGCGCGGAATCCGGTCATTACCAGGGCAACCAATGCCGCCAAAGGTGCTGCAGAGGCGGCGATTCAAAAACAGATGGATGAGGAAATTAAGAAAAGAATACATTAAGGAGGTGCCAAATGGCAGCAGCTGGAAAAGTATGCACGGGTTTTTCTCTCCCGTACGTTGCTAAATACGCCTGCAATGATGGCGTGATATCGTACAGTGAAGGCAGGAAGCTGGCCCGCGGTGTCGATGTCTCGATCGAACCGGATAGTGCTGAGGACAATGTTTTTTACGCTGACAATCAGGCAGCCGAGACGGATGCCGGAACCTTTACCGGCGGCACGCTCAACCTGACAGTCGACGGGCTTTTTCAGGAATCCGAGCAGTTTATTATGGGAATCCCGGACGCAGCATCTGACAGCGATTTTCTTGACTACGATGATGATCAGGTAGTCCCGTATATGGGAGTTGGATATGTCGCACGCTATCAGTCAGACGGCGTTACGTCTTTCTGCCCGACGATCATCGTAAAGACTCAGTTTAATCAGCTTCAGAACGCACATGCCACGTCTGAGGAGCAGAAGAATTACCAGACGCAGGCACTCAGCGCCGCCATTCTTCGCGGCGATGATGCAAAGCATAAGTGGAAGAGAGTCGGAAAAGAAGACTATCCCACCGAGGCGGAAGCTGAGGCGGTTATCAAAACGGTATTCAGCATTTCATAAAGGAGTTTTGAATGTTTAAGATCAACGGAAAGGAATACGGATTCTACTACAGTGTGTGGGCACACTGTGAGCTCAATGACTGGATTGTCAAGAATCCTGAGCGCTCGTATGCATCTGCAATCGTACAAAAAGCAGTAATTATGAGCAAGGCATACGTCAAGGCACACGGCGGAGCGGCTTTGAAGCCCCAGGACCTTGTAGATCTTCCGGTTTATGTTTTCACCGAGCTCGAAGCAGCCCTCACGGAGCAGGAAAAGAAAGACAGTGAGCGCACTGTCGAGGTGGCAGAAGATAAGTCGGGAAACGCGGAAAGCGCCGCACAGTAAAGTCGTTAAACTGGGCATGGTACGTTTTTTACGGGCACATGCTCAATATGGATGAAGAGGAAACGGGTCGCACATCATACGGGATGATGTGCGACCTCATTGCATGTATGTCCATTTATAAAGGCGGCGCGGAACAGAAATCGCGAAAAAAGACATATGATGAGATCATAAGAATGGAGTAAGGAGGGAATTCAATGTCTGTTAATATTGGCCCGCGGATAGGCGTCGAAGGAGAAGCGCAGTACCGCCAGCAGATGCAAAATATAATACAGGCCACGAAGACCCTCAAAAGTGAGCTTGCGGCTACGGAGTCGAGTTTTAGCAAAAACGATTCTGCAATGAAAAAGGCTGCGGAACGTGCAAAGCTCCTCCGGGATGCCATCAAGGACCAGAAAAAGCATATTGAACAGTGTGCGCAGATGGTCCAGAAGGCATCTGAAAAGTACGGCGAAGCCGACACGAGGACGCTCAAATGGAAGCAGGCTCTCGCGGATGCTCAAAACGAGCTCAACCGTTTGAACGGCCAGCTCGCACAGAACAATCTTCTCACCGTATGGGGGCAGGAAGTTGAGAAGGCCGGGCAGAAGCTCCAGGAGCTCGGGCAGAATATCACGCAGGTCGGAGATAAACTCACAACTACGGTGACGGCGCCGATCATGGCGGCCGGAGCTGCCTCTGTCAAGCTGGCCACCGGGCTTGAAGACGGGATGGCGAAAGTCTCGACGATCGCCGACGAGTCTGAAGTGTCCATGTCCGACATGGAAAAGCAAATCAAAGAGCTGTCCAATACAACCGGAATAGGAGCGTCAGATCTAGCCGAGGCGACATATCAGGCAATCTCCGCCGGACGTTCGACGGGTGAGGCTGTCGGGTTTGTGGCTGACGCTTCCAAATTGGCAAAAGCAGGCTTTACGGATGTCACGACGTCCGTTGATACCTTAACGACGATTTTGAACGCCTACGGGCTTTCTGCGGACGCGGCAACAGCAGTTTCCGACAAGCTCATCAATACCCAGAACTTAGGTAAAACGACGGTCGCACAGCTCGGCCAGTCTCTTGGTACAGTCATTCCGACAGCAGCGGAATACGGCGTCAATCTTGACAATGTCGCGGCTGCATATGTCGCAATGACTAAGAACGGTGTATCGACAGCTGAATCCACGACATACCTCAACTCGATGATTAACGAGCTGGGTAAGTCAGGGACTAAGGCGAGTGACATCCTGAAGGAGAAGACCGGCAAGAGCTTCCATGAACTCATGGATTCCGGTGCTTCTTTTGCTGATGTTCTCGGTATCGTGATCGAGGGAGCTGACGAGGCCGGCGTAGAGCTCGGCGATATGTTCGGAAATGTCCGTGCCGGCAGGGCGGCGATGAATATTGCGGCGAACGGCGCGAAGGAATTCAACAAAGCGCTCGACTCTATGAGCAAGGTTGCCGGAGCTACCCAAACAGCTTTTGACAAGGTTGCGAACACAACAAGCTCTAAGTTTAACAAGGCGGTCAACCGGATAAAGAATTCAGGCATCGAAGCCGGTCAGGCGATCCTCACAGAATTCGCACCGGCAATCGAGGCTGGATTTAATAAGGTCACGGAAGCAACAACGGCTTTCAATGCCCTCAGCTCGGAGCAGAAAGCAAGTGTTGTGCAGTGGGCGGCAGTTGCGGCCGCGGCAGGTCCTTGTATTTCCATATTCGGAAAAGTCGTGACAACGACCGGGCAGGTCGTGAGCGGAGTTGGCACTGTCGCAAAGAAAGTCGGCGAATTTACAAGTGCGGTCGAGGCCGCAGGCGGAATGGGGGCATATCTGTCCACCAGCACCCTCGGTATTGGACTGGCCGCCGGCGCGGTCGTCCTTCCTTTGGCGGCGCTCGGTGCGGTCATGGCAGACGCAGGTGCGAAGTCAAGAGAAGCGACAGCGGAGCAAATAGAATTTTCTAACCGTGTTTCAGAGGTGGCCAGTGCTGCGGATGCGGCAGCTCAGCACGTTGACGGTGTCGGATCCGCGATCGAATCAAGCGCGTCGGGTATCCAAACGGCGGCTTCCGGATTGTCTTACTATCAGGATATGCTCAATTCATGCTATGACGCAGAGGGCAACCTGAAGGAGGGTATGGAACAGACGGCAAACTTTGCGCTCAATGAGCTCAATGCCGCGATGGGCACGGATTACTCCACGGAATTTATTGCCCAGGCAGAAAATTCCAAAGCCGCGCTGGAAGAGATCAACGGCGCGATCGATACAAACATTTCGAAACTTAAGGAGCAGGCTATACAGCAGGCATTTCAGGCGGACTACGCGAACGCCCTGAAAGGACAGGCAGAAGCACATCAGGCACTTACGAAAGCCGAAGACACATACACAGAAGCGGTCAAGAACGCGAAGACCGCACAGGAAGAATTGCAGTCTGCACTCACGGCCACCGATGCGACGACCGGCGCGGGCATAGAGAGACAGCAGAAAGCCAAAGCCGCACAGGAACGCTATAACGCAGAACTCGATAAGGCGGCAAGCGCTTACGAAAAAGCGTCAGCCGCGGCAGCCGAAGCGGACGCACAGGTGCAGGGTCTTGATGAGACCATGAAGATCGCGGCCGAAGGAACCCCTGAAGCGATCGACAAGGCGGCGGAAGCTTATGCGGGTGTCGGGACTGCGGCAAATGAAGCCGGAGCTACGGCGCAGGCCGCGGCAGCGGAAACGACCGCGCAGACAGAAGCGCAGATGGAAGCACTGCGGCAGAATGCGATTGATAACATCCACGCGATCAGCGCGGAGCCTATCAAGCCGACTGTAGACACGGCAGGAGCTGAGGCGGAAGCAACGAACGGCATCAACAGCATGCAGCACATTTTCCAGGCGCTCAAACTTCAAAGCAAAGTCGGACCTGTACAGCGGACAACGCAGGAAGCGAATAAAGCCAAGACGCAGATGAGTAATATCATCTCCAAGCCGATGACCGGAAATGTCAACACGGTCAACGGCGGCAATGCCGCGGCCACAACTGCAAAGGCGGGGATGAATACGATTGTCACACAGCCAATGCAGGGCCAGATTAATGCTGTCAATGGCGGACCGCCTGCGGCAAGCGCGGCACACGGGTCCATGGTGCCGATTATCGCGAGTCCGATGAATGGTAATGTAGGAAGTGTTAACAACGCCGCCAGCGCGGCAAGCTCCGCATGGTCGACCATGCAGGGCATTTTAAGCAGACCGATGACTGCTGTTGTTCATGTTGTGCAGAATGTCACGCGTACCGTACAGGAAATCGTCAGCAAGGTATCCGGACACGCAGAAGGCGGATTTGTCACGCAGGAGCAGCTTTCTTTCCTGGCTGAAGGAAATCAGCCGGAAGTTGTTATTCCACTCGCTTCTTCAAAACGAGCAAGAGCTCTTGATCTGTATCGAAAGACCGGGGCAATCCTCAGCAGTGGAGACAGCGCATATCTTCCGGCCCTCGCCGGAGCTGGCTCAACGACAAATTACGGCGGATTTACCGTTAATGTCTACGGCGCTCCGGGACAGGATGAGGAAGAGCTTGCAGACATGGTAATTGATAAGATTAACGACATGATCGGAGGCAAGTGATGGGATACTTTGTATATGACTCAAAATGCTCGCTTGACTTCGGCGTCAACATCAGCGGGACGGGATCCTGGGTAACACCTCAGCGGAAGATTGAGACCGTTGAGGTTCCGGGCAGACCTGGGCGGTTGATAACTTATGTCGGGTCTTGGTCGCATGTCGACATTACATATCCGGCATGGATTGCCAGGGGATTTGACAAAAAATGGGATGCATTTTCTGAGTGGTGGAATGCTCACACGGATAATCTTTATAAGCTGACCGACAGCTATCATCCGAAGTACTACCGGATGGCCAGGGCGCTCAGCCCGTTGGAGCCGGAAGTCAGGACACTCAACAGGTCGGGACGTTTCGATTTGAAGTTTCAGGCAATGCCGCAAAAATACCTCATTGACGGTGATGTCCCGCGGATCATAACAGAAGGAGAAGAAATTATCCTGTCGAATCCGACAAGCTATGATGCGTATCCTGTCATAATCGCAAAGATAAGGGACAGCGAGCGGCACGAGATCGGCGTGTATGACGATCTGGAGAGTGTCATTGGCGAGATTAAATTCAAGGCGAGCGATTCTGCTTATGATTATCTCGATAACGACATTAAGTACGATGCTGAAATTCATGAGGCTACCTGTCAGTTTCCGGGTCTCCTTGCCGGCGCGAACGGAGCGATCATTGAGAGCTACCCGAATGAGTATAAGACGCTCTGCATTCCGGCCGGAAAGACCGTTACGGTCAGGAGCTTGCACGGCGAATTCGAATTCTATCCGAGGTGGTACATGATATGATTCCTAAGCTTTTTGATTTTACGGAATTGGCATTTACTTCAAACGGCCTCGGAAGAATGACAGATATCATCAGCTGCAAGGTCACGGAATCGCGGAACGGTGATTGTCTGTTAGAGGCAGAGTACCCAACGAACGGCATAAGGGCCAATGCAATCTGTGAATACCGTTATATCGGCGCTCCTTATGACGACACCGGGCGCGTGCAGCCCTTTGTTATCTATAAGGTCAAACGCGGGATCAAGACCATGAAGATCTCCGCAAAGCATGTCGGGATGATCAACTGCGGACTGTATATTAACGGCCAGATGCAAAGCGAGCTGACTGTCAAACAGAGATTCGCGCAGTTTAAAAATTCTATCATCGGTTATAGCTATCTGGATAACGGAACGCGAGTTTATAACTATCCCGAACATGCTTCCGTTTTGACATACTACACGGACATAGAAGACCCAATCCAGACTAGCATAAAGACCCCTGTCAGGCTGCGCGATTACATTCAGGGAGTGAGCGGGTCGATCGCGGATGAGATCGGATACGGCGAGGTAAGGTATGACCGCTGGAAGGTCGAATTCCTCGCGGAACGCGGCCAGAATTCCGGAGTTGTTTACCGGTACGGCGTCAATATCGGCGACATCACCGGGGAGACATCCAGTGCCGAGACGTACACCGGCATGGTGGCGTACTCGACTTATGACAATAATTTGCAGTATAAGCCGTTTTTCTGGATGGGAAGCGATCAGTCACCGGTCAGGATCCTGCCGAACTACAAGTTGATCGACCTGACAGCCAAAATGAAGCAGGATATGGTCTTCGAAACGAAAGCGGATTCGCAAAATAATGCTGAAATCAAAAAGAAGCCGTGGAACGTCGCAACGAACATCACGTTGACCGGCTACGAGTTGTCGAAGATGGCGGAGTATGTCGGCAGACTGCCACAAAGGCATATCGGACTCTGCGACACAGTGAAAGTCATATATCAGCCCCTCGGGATATCCGAGGAAGTTAAGGTTGTTAAGCTCGTCTGGGACGTCATCAAGGAGCAGTATACATCTATGAGCTTGGGAACCATCAAGAAGACACTCAACAAGACGCTTAGGGATCTGATGCAGGAGTATGCATCAGAAGCGAGGTGACACATGATCGTATATAAACTCAACACGGTGCCCAATTATGAGAACGCGGTGCAGATCGTGCACGCAAATGAGGGCGAGTTTGGCGGGCAGTGGGTATTTGATATTCGCGAAGGCGACACTATTTTTGATCAGACTTATGGCGTCCCGGAAGTCACGATCAACATTCTGAAGGCTGACGGAAATGTCTATTCGAATCCGGTAGCTCGCGGAATGAACGAGGCCGGGCGTGTCATAGTCGACATCAAGGAGCAGATGACAGCGGCACCCGGAAAGGCCATAGCGGAGCTTGTTTTCGAACGGACGGGAATGAAGAAGGCTACAGCGAACTTTGTGATTGACGTCGAGAGGTCGCCGGTGAACATGGGCGGCCATGAATCCGAGAGCCTTATAAGTTATGTCGAGCGCAACAGAGAAGCGGCTGAAAATGCCACAGCTCGGGCGAATGCAGCGGCGGCCTCAGCTGAGAGCGCGGTTGCAGCGGCGGCGAATGCAACAGCGTCAGCGCAGGCGGCACAGAGGGCCGCGGAGAACGCCCAGAACGTGGCAAACACGGCCGTTGATAACGTCACCAATGCGGTTCAGAACATCGAGGGCATGCCTCAGATGCTCCAGGCGCTTGCTTCTTCCCTCGCGTCGACCGGAATCCCTCAGCGGTTTCTCGGTTTCGACGGATCCGGCAACGCCGCGGCGTATGACACGGGATTTGTCACTCCTCAGATGTTCGGCGCGAAGGCTGACGGCACGACAGACGATAAGGCGGCATTTGAGGCGGCGCTGGCAAGCGGCCACAAGGTAGTAGTCCCGCCGGCATCGTATAAGCTCAGCGCTCCGATCTGGTCGGACGACAGTATTGTGATCGATAACAGCGGGACGTATGCGGTAAGTCCGCTGATTGTGAGCAGTGAGCTCAGATCTAGCTCGCCCATCGAGCGGCTGGTCAAGCAGTTTAACGCCTCTTCCGGGAACGCACGGGATTACACGCTCTGCGGGGCATGTTACGATTCCGCAAATAACAGGATCGTTGTGGCGTACGGCACGACATATTCAGGCGTGGAGGATTCCGGAGATATAGTTCTCACGGCATATGATACGGATTTTAATCCGATTTCCGATATGTCAAAGGTCATATCCGGAGTCGGCAGCGGAGCGGGCATTTGCTACAACGCAAAGACACATAAAATCTATGCCGCCTGCGGCGACGGTCACAACCAGATCGCCAGGATCGACCCCGACACTCTGACGTTTGAGGCGTTCGTAACGCTGCCCGTACATCTGAACGTGCGCAGTATCCTTTATGACGAGGATCGCGATATCTACTACGTCAATTGCTACAGCGAGGATGGCGACATCTGTATCGTACACGACAGCGCGTTCGCGGAGCTGGATAAGCATTTTCTTTCGGTTGGAGATGACATTGCCGAGCTTGTCGGAGATACGGGCACGCTCTATGTTGAGCAGGGTGCTGTCATTGATGGCCAGATGCTTCAGCTGCTCACGGGAAGCAGCGGCGCGTATCTCGTCCAGCATGATTATTCGAGTTACAACATCCTTAAAAAAGCGTATCGCATACCGTCGCATTATCATGGCGGCGATGAGCCGAAAGCGCTTGTCGATGTTGGCGGCACAATTTACATGCTGACAGACATCGCAGGCACGGACGGTCAGAGATGCGTGAGCGTGTCCCGCCTCGTCATAGATGAGCGCGTTGACGGAAATCAGGGCATCTATGATGATACAAAGATCCTCGGAAGCACATCTCTGACAGATCTCAACGACGTCTTAACGGTTGGCAGTTACCTTGCTCCGTCCGTCTCGGTTGCGACTGCCCTTACAAATGCGCCGACAACACAGGCTTTTGTCATGTGGGTGCTGCCGGCCCCGTTCACGAAGGAAAGCCGCGCACAGATTATCATGACCTATCACGGCGACATCTTCGTGCGGACATATGTAGCGCATGTCAGTATCTGGTACGGCTGGCGGCAAATCGCGGAAGGACCGCGCAAGAATGCTAATCAGTCCATTACCTGGGACGGTGCCGGATATGTAACATCTGGCGGCACAGAGATCCGCTTTACAATCCCGCACGCGATGCCGACCGAAGCGGCCGCCCTGCCGACGGTTACGGTCACGACGCTGAAGGTCAATGCACGACAGGGTGGTAATTACATCCTTTCCAGCGGGACGAATGTGGCCACAGCGTCAGGGTATACGGTAACAGCGACATCAACACAGGTTGGAATAAATGTCGCGATCAGCAAGACGACAGCTTTTTCCGATGTTGTCAATAATGCGGTATGCGGCATAGGCGCTTCGATCACAATGCACTATGAATAAGGAGGTATAGAGATGGTTACAATCACGTCGTCAAGCCCGGCCCCGTCCATGATTGTCGAAGGGGTGATGAAAAGCCGTGAGGTCTTCAGCTTTGCGGGACTCTCGACCGACACCAAGCCGACCGGCACGTATGGCGGTACGAGGATCGGCAATGGATCCGTGTTTTTCGAGATGAATACCAGCGCTGCATACATGTACGATGAGACCAATTCGGTCTGGCGAAAGCTCGGATAAGGAGGTGGACTATGAACGGCGAAACAATAGCCATGATTAAGGCACTCCAGGTTAAGAGCATCGAAGAACTCAAGACATCCGGGGGATCGGCGGACGCCGGCAAGGTGCTGACAGTAGGCAGTGATGGTAAGCTTATTCCGGCGGAGCTTGAAGTCGGTGAGGGTCAGGTTGCAGTAGACGGATCACTTTCTGTCTCCGGAGCGGCAGCGGATGCAAAGAAAGTCGGGGATGCGCTTAGTGCAGTAAATGGATCTTTAG